TTATATCTTCAAATACGGTATTTTGAAATAATGGATAGATTTCACAGTATTCCTTTTCAGATCTAAATTTTTTTAATGATCCAACTGCACTAGAGGAGGGATCTTCTCCTAAGGCATATTGCAGCCCACATTGCATTCCTTTTGCACTTTTTTCTGGCCAATCAATTTTTGATTCTAAACTATAATATTCATTTAGAATTTTTAAATAATTAATGGTAGAAATTATTGAAACTGTCATTTAATATTATCAAACTCTATCATACTTATCCTAAGATTATTTGTATAACAAAAAATACTAAATACTCCAATATATCACGGCATAAAATATTCAAGGAGAATAAAATGCGTAAATTATTGTTAGCTATTGTTTCTACAGTCCTAGTGGTTGCTGGGTGTGCATCGACAGATTATGGTATGTATGCTGCAACACAACAAAAAATTGCACAAGCAAATGCCATGTCAGATGCAGCTAAATATGCCGCGATTGCTGAAATTGCCAAATCAGGCGACAGTGCCGCAAAAGTGGCAGCAGTCATGAGTCTACACATGGGCGGTGGTAATAACAATAGTTCACAGAATGTCCAAGTAGCTGCACCAAAAAGTTTAGCTGACACTGCTTTACAATGGACCAGTATTGTATTACCAAGTTTAACACAAGTGTATGGTATAAGTGCTAACCGTCAAGTTGCAATTACTCAAAGTAATAACCAAGCCGCAATTGCTCAAAGCACAAACTCAACATTCACTTCAATGAGCAACAACATGGCAAAATCGAATACAGATATTGCTGGTTCAGGATTTAATTCTGTCACAACAACAGCAGCTAATGGTTTAACTGCTGCAACAAACATATCTAATTCACTTGCTACTGCAGGATTTAATTCTGTCACAACAACAGCAGCTAATGGTTTGACATCCACAACAAATGTAGCTAATTCAGGCCTAACTGGTTTGACAACAACGGCAGCTAATGGTTTAACTGCCACAACAAACGTAGCTAATTCAGGTTTAACTGCCACAACAAATGTGGCTAATTCGGGTCTAACTGCCGTAAGAAGTGTTGCTGATGCTGGCATAACAGGTGTTGTTACAGCTGGTTCAAACGGTTTGACGGCTGCAACAAACATTAGCAATGAAGGAAATAGATCAATTGTTTCTGTATCAAATGCTGCAAATACAAGCATTCAATCATTATCTAATCAATTGTCTAAAATACAACCTAACGTGACAACCACAACGACAACAACCACAAAAAACAAAACGTCAACAGTTAATAACGGTTTAAATTCTCCAACCCAATAGTACTGAAATAATTGGAAGTGCGGGTGGGATTCGCACCCACGGCTTTACGGATTTGCAATCCGTTCCATTGGACTACTCTGGCACCGCACTATATATCAGGCTTCGCACCTGACTGGACATTTGCTAGCGCACTCAGTTTAATGTCTAAATCATCAACTTGATTGTTCTCGTAGAATTTTATTCCGTCTTTTATAAATTGCAGCATTGGAAATTTTTAACATATCTTCTAATTCAGATATTCCATACTTACTCATTAAGTCAATGAGGTCAATATTGTCCCAATCAACTTTCCTGCGATTTGTTGTAGCACACTTAGGTGAACAAAAACTATTAGTAATTGGTTTGTCATTACCGCATTGTGGACAAGAATCATATTCTTGTATTTTTTTGAACGAATTATATTCTTCATCAAATATTGCATATTGGGTTGGAAGTTCTCTGACTCCAGCATGAATTTCGCTGTGGCAATTATTACAGACTAAAATACATTTCTTCAGTTCTTCTATTATAGACTCCCATTTTTTTGGGTTCGCTCTAATAGAGCCGAATGCTAGTTCCTTAACTGTAGGATCAATATGATGGAATGCTAATGCTTGTTGGCATTTATCATAACCACAACATTGGCATTTGCCTCCCATTGCTGAAACCATTCGTTCTTTAGAACGGTGCCTCCATGCTTTAACTCTATTTGATGATATTGACATATAACCTCTAACCTTTACATTTATTTATGCCTAGTAAAGGTTATAGTTAGATTTTGGCTCCGCATTAGGGAATCGAACCCTACTAACCAGTGATTAACAGTCACGCCCATGCACCTTGCTCGGGTTCTGCGGAATAGAAATTTTTATTGTATTATTAACTATACAATCAGGGAATATTCTTGGTTGGTCCACCCGGATTCGAACCGGGAACTCCTAATTTAAAAGATTAGTACTCTGACCAATTGAGTTATGGACCAATATAAACTTACAAAACTATACGCTCCTGAAAACGAGAGTCCCAGCCCTCTTCAGGGGGAGCTCCTATTACACGAGTTTCAACGAAAAATCCGTAATCTCCAAAATCACCAGTATATTCACGAGCGGCGTCAACTGCCTGTGATCGTGATTCATAGACACCGAGAACTTCCGTTCCTTCGCGCCCTTCATCAGCGATTAAAACATATACTTGCATGATCGTTCCTTTCGTGTTCGTTTTTTCTCACTACAGAAACTATTATACTTTACCACCGATTAATTGTCAAACGCTTGTTGCTAGTTGTTTTTTAGCAACAATGATATTTGGTGCCTTCGACAAGAATTGAACTTGTAATAACCGCTTATCAAGCGGCCGTTATACCATTTAACTACAAAGGCAATTTGGTACACCCACGGGGAATCGAACCCCGATTACCAGAATGAAAATCTGATTTCCTAACCATTAGAAGATGGGTGCATAAATATTATTATGTTACAAACTAAAGACCGTATATCTTCATTTATACGCCGACGTGTTATAGAACGAGACGGTTTACATTGTGTTTACTGTGATGATGATCTAATAAATGCCGAAATACATTTGGATCATGTGATCCCTGAATCAAAAGGTGGACCTACCACTTATGAAAATTTACAAGTAACTTGTAGAAAATGTAACCTAGCTAAAGGTGTACTCTCTGAAGAAGAATTTGTAAATAGGTTAAGAACCAGAGCATTGAATATCTTAAATAGACTCGGTACAGGTTAATATTAATTGGCTCCGGTGGATGGAATCGAACCACCACAAGCAGATTTGGAGGCTGCTGTACTGACCATTATACTACACCGGACTTGTTTGGTGGAGCATCCTGGGATCGAACCAGGCGTGCCATAAAGACGGCGGATTTACAATCCACTGCATCACCATTGATGCTTCTGCTCCATATTGAAACACACTTTTTAGTTCTTTCGATCTCTCCGTGTTCGGTAAAGGTAATGTGTTTTAATATGGTGTCAGTGTTGCTGACTAAGGAATCCCGACGCCCAGTGCTAAGAGAACACCTATCCGTCACCCTACTCTTACCATATAGAAACACACTATGCCACGCTCTGAACCTGGACTCTTAGTAATGTGCTTGAATATAGCAGCCTTTTCAGGCTACCATAAAAAATTTGATTTTTAAAGAACTGCTGATTTTTCAGTGTATGTATACATTATACACTAAGGTTAGTTATTTATCAAATTTTGTGTGTTGTATTTTTAATACAGTTGTTTGGCGCGACTGGAGAGATTCGAACTCCCGACAGACCGGGTAGAAGCCGGATACTCTATCCACTGAGTTACAGTCGCTTAATTAGTATTATACTATAAGTAGAATTTATTGTCAACCTCTGTGTCTTTTTTGGTATTATGCCACCAAAAAATTATGTTGTATCTAGTATTTCCTTTAAGATCTTTTACACCATGCATTACATTTTTACCGTCGAAAAAGGTAAGCATTCCTTTATTGGGCTTAAGTACTAACCCATGTTCTGTATAAAATTCTCCACCTTCAAAATCATCATTTAGATACAATATACTATTATAATCGCCACCACTTCGGGCTTGTTCAGTATGCTTGTGTAACATAGAAACGTCGTTTCCAATTGGCCAAGCATTTAATGCTATTTGGTAATAATCTAATTTAAGTCTTAATTGAGATTCTAAAAAATTAGTGACTTTTTCACCTATTGGGTCATACGTAATGTCTATGGTTCGTAATTTATTTGCAAAGTTACTAACATTCTCTGCACCATATATTTGTACATTTTTATTATAAAAATCTTCAATTACTTTTTTATATCTGGTACAACTATCAGGATCTAAAAAATTATAGAAAATAAACATAATAATCTCTATAAAAATTTGGTGCCCCTTGACAGAATCGAACTGCCAATTGATGATTACAAATCAACTGTTATACCATTTAACTAAAAGGGCGTAGTGATATTTAATTAGTATATACTAACTTAATAAAATTCTACTATGTTTTGGTAATCCTGCACGTAAATAATCCATCTGATCGGCTAAAATATTACGATTTTGTAGAATCATATTTTCAAAGTGTGATGGTTCATATGGAAGGTACAGCAATTCCATTCTAGCTTCTTTCAGAGTTTTGTTACCTTTGTCAGCGTTACAATCTCTACATGAAGTCACCAGATTCATCCAACTATTCATACCACCGCGACTTCTTGGTACAATGTGATCTCTACTTAGTGAAGAAAAGTTATTGAAATAATCACCGCAATAAGCACATATATTTCTATCACGCCCGAATAGAGTTCTGTTGCATAATGATACTTTTGAATGTTTATTTGGATCAAACCCATGACCTTTTACAGCGATAATACTAGGTGTTTCAAGATAACTTTGAACACCATTTGCTTGAATACCTCCACGATATCTAGCAACAATATCACCTAAACTCCATGCAACACCATTTTTGGCATGATAAGCAATCGCATTATCATAAGAGATCCATTGTCTTGGAACTCCTGAAATGTCTAACGCTAGTACAGACATACTATTTCCTTTTTAACCGTCAAGCTTATTTAGCTGGGTTAATTTTACTTTCGGGGATTTTTTTAAGTGAATCTTTACGGACTAGGCAATCTCGTTGGGTGCCATATTTAAAAACCCTGAGATACTCCACACCGTCTATCATCCTTACATCAGTAAGGTCACGGCATATAAATTTTTCTTTGTTTAGTAGATTTTCAAAATAATAGGCCTTCATAGTTCACTCCTTTCATGTCCAACTAGTATATCATACCCTTAAAATTTTGTAACTAGTTTTTTTATCTCAGGTAACCATAAATATTTAATATCTGACCTTCTTAGGGTAGACAGTGCATCTTCCATTGTTTCTACTAGAGGATCTCCCCCTAAGTTAAAACTAGTGTTGAACAAAATGGGCACATTTCTTATTTTATTAAATTCGGAAATTAATTCATAGTAGTGGGGATTTTGTTCACTAGTGACTGTTTGAATTCTGCAAGTACCATCCACATGGGTAATTGATGGTATAATATCTTTTTTATCTTCTAATACATCTACAGCATACATCATGAATGGGGACTCTTTTAACCCAGCCATATCGAACCAATCATGTACGGATTCAGCTAAACATGATCCTGCAAATGGTCTGAACCATTCCCGTTTTTTTACTCTATTGACTAAATCTTTTCCGTCTTTAACTGTTGGATCGAATAGTATACTACGATTTCCCAATGCACGGGGTCCCGCTTCACTTCTACCTTGATACAATGCAACAATATTTTCTTTTGCGATTAGTTCAGCCACTTCTTTTGAAGTAGCATCAGTTAAGTTAAAGCCTGTGTAGTTGACTTTTTCATAGTTTATGCTAATATCAGGTCCGATATATAAACTTTTTAGTGGAGTTTTGGTAGTATCTCCTGTAAATTTTCTATAATAAAGTTGACAGGCGCCCATGGATTGACCCCCATCATGACTTATGGGCTCATGATAAAATTGTATATTTGGAAATCTTTTTAAGAATCTATAATTGGCAACACAGTTAAGGCCATATCCTCCAGCCATAACGATTTTATTTTTTTTAGTTATTTCAAGGGTTTTTTCAATAAGATCAATGACTCGATTTTCCGATGATTTTTGAACAGCATATGCTATATCTTTTCTATATTGACCCACTAAATTAGGGTTACGGTGCCAAGCTGAATTGTTTTCTGAATATTTTTTTGCTTCGGCACTTGCTTCCACTTTAATTCTGTTTCCACATGGAAAATTTGGAATAATAAAATCTAAATTATTAAGTCTACCGTCGCATATAGGTATGTACGGGTTAAACTTCCCATAAGAAGAAAGACCCATAGTTTTTCCAGCTTCTATATCATGAAACCCTAAAAATGTTGTAACCGCTTCATAACTTTTAACAATGCCATGTGACATTGAAATCTCTACTATCGCTCCATCTTCAGCTATATGCCGACTATCTTTTAGTTGATTTGTGCCGTAGCTAGCATAGTGTCTTTTTATCGTTGAAGCATAGTCACAAGACCATATTGATTCAACTTCCCAAGTATCACTTGAAAGCAAATTAAAGATTTCTTCTTTAATCTCTTTGGCATCTGAAATTTCTGGACTTATATATTGATCAAATAATGTATTATTAACTGATTGATATGCAAAACTTCCTGCACCATCTATTATTAATGCAGCGGCAGAATCAAACCCGGAGTTATAAAACGCACATGCAGCATGAACGGAATGATGATCATGTCCTGCTTCAATATATTGAAAATCATGATATGGTTGTTTTTTTCTTATAGTTTTTCTATATACATCATCATACTGTGTTGAGAAATCATTTCTAGTAGCACATACTATAACCATATCAAGGTGATCTGTGTATTTATATGCAGCATCTATGCCTGCTATAGGATGACCGTCATACTTAACTTTTGTTAATCTTTCTTCTTCAACATAAAATATCAAATTAGCATCATTGTAAAGAGCTACTGATCCATTATGACCTATATTTAATCCTAATACCCACATAAATTCCCCAATTAATTATTATTTACTTCTTAATAGCCAACTTATTAATATCAGGTAGCCATAAATAATTTATATCTAATTTTTCTATTGTAAAAATAGCATCTTTCAATGTCTCTACTAAAGGTGCATTTTCTAGATGAAACCCGGTGTTTAATAGTATAGGAACATTTTTAATTTTATTAAATTCTACTAGTAAATCATATAAATTTGAATTTTGATTGTGCGTAACGGTTTGAAGTAAACATGAACCATCATAATGCACAATGTTAGGAATAAGAGTTTTTTTATCTTCTAATACATCTACCGCATACATCATGAAAGGTGACTCTGCTAACCCAGCCAAATCGAACCAATCATGAGTATAGTCTAAAAGGCAACTTGCCGAATAACTTTCAAACCATTTTTTGTTTTTTAATTTACTAAGTATTTTTCTACCATTTGATATTGTAGGATCAAATAGTATACTTCTATTTCCTAATGCATTGGGTCCAACTTCACTTCTACCTTGGAAAAGTGCAACAATATTTCCATTGGTAATTAATTTTGCGACTTCAGATGATGAGGTGTCAATCAATGTAAACCCATCAAAAGATTGATCCACATAATAATTATCAATGTTGGGACCTAAATATAGGCTTTCTATTGGTTCCATATTTTGAGAAAAGCTGCCAAAAAAATCTCCACCAAAATGACTAAATATGTCATGATAAAAGGTGATATGTGGGAATTTTTTTAAAATTCTGTAATTAATCCTATAGTTATAATTAATTTTTCCTGTGATTGTAATGTTATTACTACCAGTAAGATCCTTTGTTTTTTCAATAAGGTTACATAATCTAGAAAAAGCAGATTCTTGAACAGCATATGCTAAATCTTTTTTATACTCATCCATTAAATTAGGATCGTCGTGCCACGAATGATCATGTATGTTTTTAAATAATTCATTATCATAATTTTCTACTATAGTGCTAGATTTTGGAAATTCTGTTTTTATTAATTTGCTATTGTTTAATAAACTATTATTAACTACGATGCGTGAATTTTCTTTACCATATGCTGACAGAAACATTGTTTTTGTTATATCATTATGATGAAAATTTAAAAAATTATTTACCGCTTCAAATGATTTAATAATACCGGCATTATTAGAAATTTCTGATATAACTTCATCATTGATGATGGTACCTTTTGAATTAATCGTATTACTTCCGTAATTAGAATAATATTTGGTAAATTTATCTGCATGTATACGCCATATTGATTCTAATTCCCAAGTATCGTTTACTAATATATCTACAGGTATATTATCCTGTTCCTTCAAATAATTTGCGTATCTATGACAGTCAAAACCATTTCCAAAAGAATCAACTACAATTATTGCTGAATCACTAAAGGGTGAATGCATGAAGCCCGTTGCTGCACTAGAAAAGTGTTGATTAATTTTAATTACATCATCTTCTACATCTGCCCAAGGTAGATAATCCTTAATTTTTTTTCTCATAATAGAACAATAGGGATTTTCTCCTGTCCACGACATTCTTGGAACAGACTTATGTTTAACGAGTTTATTTATATTATGTAAAGTGGGTTGAATTTCATAGTATTTTTTTGCCCCCGTAATTATAATTGTTGGTGAAACTGATAAATTTTGCTTCTCTAAGTACTCCGATATTACTTTCATTGCTAAATACGGGCTATCATCATATTTAAATTTGGATAATCGTTCTTCTTGAAGAAAAAACTGTAAATTACCGTTTTTTAATAAAGCAATTGCACCATCTTTAATGTTAATAACTATTCTCCACATATTATCTCTATTTTAACATTTTATTTATAATAAGGATATCTTATCCTGAAATTAGTTATTGTAATCAAGTGATGGCTGTAGCATGTCTATTATTAAATCAGAATTCAATAAGGTATTATAGTTTTTAGAAAATATATTAGCTACTAATTTTTTTAACTTATATGAACTACGATTAATTTTTAAATTCTGTATATAAAAGGTACACTCTTGTTCAGTTAAAAAGAAAGGAATATTTTCAATGCCATGGAATCCTAAACAAGCATCATATCCAGTTAAGTACTCTGCGCCAAAGTCAATAGCTAGCTCTACAGGGGCAAACTTTATACCATGTTCTTTTTCCAAGTATTCTTTGTAAATGATGCATATGCTAATATCCTCTGAACACCAATCTGTGTTAGTTGAATAATTATAGAAACCAGCAGTAATTTTGGGATCCTGTAAGGCGTTTAAAAGCTTTTTACTTCTTAATGAGAATCCACCACCACCTACAAACCAACCTGTTTTAACAATACGACAATCTGCTAAAATTGATTTTATCGGGGGATGACTTAATGATGTCGGAGGACCAATAAAATCATACTCAAAATATTCTTCTTTCCAATATTCACTGTTAACCCCAAAACCATCGTATTGGGTTACTAAAACATGAGAAGTATCAATATATTGATTCATTTCTTTCATTAAAAAAAACGAATAATCTGCAAGTGAAAACCGATCTACGATATCAATAAAATCATAAGATTTACTTAACCCGAGCATTTTATTTGAAAAGACTTTTATTTCGTCTAAACATGGAACTGCACTAATAGTTTTCTCTAAAGAGAATTCCATTAGTGCATGATTAATATTACTAACTGTTACTAATGTTAAAGTATTATCCAATTGGTTTCGTAATCATCTTTACTTACGCCACATTCAGGGCATACAAAATCATCGGATAAATCTTCCCAAAGACCTTCAGTCTCTTCATCGTGGATATGGCCACATACTATACATACATGTTCCATTATTGCACCTCTTCTAGCATACGTTGATAAGCACTGGCATGACGCTGTTCCACTCTCTTTAGAGCATCGAACCTTTTTTGTGCTTTGGCTAATACAGCCTTAAATTGTTCGGCATGTTCTTTGCTTTCTTCAATTTGACCCTTCATTTCTTTTTCGGCTAAATCATTGCCTTCATGAACGGCATCATCTCTGAAGTTGGGATACATTGTGGTGAACTCATAGGTTTCACCCTCAATAGCTTTTTCTAAACACTCTTTAGTGTTTGGTTTGCCGATTAATAATTCTAAATGGCCCCATGCATGTAATAGTTCTTGATCAGCGGTATGTTCGAAGTGTTTAGCAACATCTTCAAACCCTTCTTCCCGAGCTAGTTTCGCAAAGTAGCGATATTTGACATGTGCTTGACTTTCGCCAGCCAAAGCACTTTCTAGATTTTTAATAGTAATAGACATACATTCTCCTTTGTGTGTGTATCTTTATTTATACAAATAATTTTTTAGATAATATTTCGTGGCCCATAAAAATAATATTTTTTATTATTTATTAAAACTCCTCCCCATGCTGCATTTAAATGTGTTGATAAGATAGTATCATCAAAATTTTTTGAAGATACAGGAGCTATTATTTCTTCAACAGAAAAATAATCTAAGATTTCTGTCATATCAGAAGGAGCTGATATCCATTGAAGATTATCTAAAGCTTTGGTACTAATGTTAAATATAATATCGTCACTAGTTATTAACTGATGTTTTACCTGTTGTACTGGCCAATGTTTTTCGTTTGAATCTAATACACAAAATCTACTTTCAAACTTTAATTTTTTTTGTATACAATTAATAATTGATGCGGTATTAATAGTATGTTGCAATGCCCAAACTGATATACCTACTGTAAAATAATCATTTGGAAGTGCTTCGAATTCCTCATTATTGATAGCTGTAAAATTTGAATGGTTAACATATTCAGTTGCATATTTCAACATACTAGATTGAAAGTCTACTCCCACAACTCTACAATTAAATTCTTCAATAATAGGTTTTGCCAGTCTTCCTATTCCACAACCCCAATCTAATACAATACTTTTTTCATCAAACAAGTTTCTTTCACGAAAAAAATTCATAGTCCAATTGGTTTCTGTTTCCCATTGATCTGGGATAGCATCGTCTGTTAGTATTATTTTTTTAGCACATTCAATACTATCTGCCTCAAAAAATTTAGGATTATACTTTATCGGCATGAATTAATCTTCGTTTTTCAAACCATTACTATGTCTATCGTGTTCTTTATCAATATCCTGAAACAGTCGTTTTTCTTGTTGAGATAATTCTTTAAATGTTTTTCGGGGATTAGCACACATCACGCATTTTGGATTACCACAATTCATAACATGTCGTTTGGTAAATTTATGAGCATCTTTAATAGGAACTCCATGTTCTTTGGCAATCTTAACCTGTTTTTTTACTGCGTTTTCATCTTTGAGCAAACGTTTAGAATGTTTGAATTTATCTTCTTCAGTACTCACTTTATCCTCTTAATGTTTGGATTTATAGTCCTCTATAGCGGATTTGATGGCATCTTCTGCTAGTATTGAACAGTGAATTTTTACTGGAGGTAGAGCTAGTTCTTGGGCAATTTCGGTGTTTTTAATTGTTTTGGCTTCGTCAAGGGTTTTTCCTTTAACCCACTCTGTGACAAGACTTGACGCAGCAATTGCTGACCCGCACCCATACGTTTTAAATTTGGCATCTTTAATTACTCCTGTTTCATTATCTACTTTAATTTGCAATCGTAGGACATCACCGCATGCAGGGGCACCTACTAGGCCAGTTCCAACATCGGTGTCATCGGCATCAAACTTCCCTACATTACGTGGGTTTTCATAGTGGTCAATGACTTGAGATGAATAAGACATGCTATTCTCCTTTTCTTTATTTAGTAGTCTTGGTTGGATTCAAAAACAATCCAACCTAATTTAAATAGATCGTTTTTAATTTCTTCAGTAATTTCACCTTCACCAACATAGCCCTTTGATCCATCTTCATCTCCATTACCAAGTCCACTACCCATACCAGAGCAGTACCAATCCATGTAGTCGCCCTGCTGTCTAATATCTGCTACAATTCCTCCAGCATAACGCCAGCTACAACTCCATTTTTTCTCATTGAGTATAGGCCACACTTCATTTTTTACAAACTCATTGTTGCACAAGGCAGCATAAAGACTTTGAGCATATATATCTTCTTTGCATTTTTCAGCAATGTAATCAGAAGTTAATAGATCGTACTCCATATTATTTTCTTGCCACACAGAATTTATTTCATCCTCTTTTCTTTGTTCAATCATTTTTTCCCAATAATCAAGATAATCTTGATTAGGTTGTTGGTCCTTCTCTTTGCATCTTTCTATATAACTTTCTCTACGAAAGTTATGTTTATCAGGGCTAGAACGAAGTTTAGTCATTTTTTGATTGGTTTACTTCAGTATAATTTAATACATTTCCTTGGCCATATTGAGCTTCAGCAATAAGTTTAGCATCATATCCATGATTAGCTTGAATAAGTACATGGGTAGTTTGATATGGGTTTAATCTAACCCAAACATTAAATGTTGCCATAATTACTTGAAAAAGATTAAGACAAGAGTTACAGCCTGAACCATGAATCCTACACCAATAGTAACAATATTAAGCAAATCTTTCAACAAAACCGCTCGAAAGAACAAAAGACCTAATCCTGCCCATAGCATAAGCACTACATCAACTGAGGGGGTAATATCAGTCACCCCTGTCATAAATGCCAATAAAGAAGGAATAGTAGCAGCATGTAAACATATATTAGCGATCCATCCTAATGTTTCAGCAGAAATTTTTCCAAGTCTATTAGTGATAAAATCTTTAATAAAATTGATGATAATATAAAGGTTATGCATGTTTTTTGTTCCTATAAAAAATGTGATTACCGACCTTACCTATCTTTTCATGTCGCCAAATTGGATTAATGTAAACAGCATGATAATATAGAGCATCTTTAAGCATGTCTAGCCTAAACCCCTCTAATAAAACTTTTTTTGCTACAGCGTAGCTTTCATTATATAATTTTTGATCAATCTTTTTATTTCTATGGGATGAATCACAATACCAACTAAACTGGCATATAACTTTCTCCATGATAACATTTTTTTGGTAAACAACCCCGCAAATGTCTTTGGGAAAGTTAGGGTTATTCATTCTATTAAGTGTAACCTGTGCTATAGCGACTTTACCCTCAAAGGATTCATTTGCCCCTTCACGGTAAATATTGATTGCTAAACAATCTAATGTTTTATCAACTGTGTTGACATTGACGTAAGATGAAGCGGTGTTGATTTCTCTTTTTTCACCGAATTTGTAAATAGTAACATAATTTACCAAAAATGCCACTAATACTAACCCAATAAAACTATTAATAGTTTTTACTGAAAATTCCATTTTTTCCCTCCTTGCTTCAAAGCGAAGCTAATTATAGCAGAAACCCTAAATTAAGTAAAGATAGTTGGGTTTCCGAACTAATCCACCCAACAGTCACAATTACACAATATTACTTCTTCTATTGCTTCAGCAACGGTAAATGAGGTGGGTGTCAGTGTACTTGATATGTACTTTGTATTTATGTTAATTGGCACTAGATTAATATCAGGGGACCCACCTAAACTTCCTAATGCTTCGGCTTGACCATCATCAACTGGAGATCCATTTCCAGTTGCAATTCTAGCTCCTGCTTTTACTACTACGATAGGAATGCAATTCAATGGTTCGGGTTTGTTATTTAGTAAGCTTACCCCTACTTGAAATGGATTAATCACGGCATTAAGTTCTATAGGGTTACCTATCGTTGGTCCCGTTCCAGGTGAGCATAATGCAGGACCAGTGCCGTTATCTTCAGGGCCTAACGAACATGGCCCAAAGTTTGGAGCAGATAATATTTCTGCTATCGGGGATTGCTGTCCAATCGCGGTGGAGTTAGGTGTTGCTAAGAAAGTTTGAGTGTTTGGATCTATATACCCGTATGGATTTGGAGCGACTAATTCATTATTTGCATTCACATTCATGAGTACTCCCGGGGGAGTAAAAGTTGTTTTAGGATTTTCGGGGTCGCAATTTACTCCGTTTACCGGTACTCCCTTAACACCTGTTGCCACTGTACCATTGGCTAACAAAAGTTGAGCTATTTTGGGATCTACCTCGCTAGGTATGTCGTTGTTTAGCGGTATTCCGAGTAACTGAAGTTTTACTTGATTTCTTTGTTGTCTCATTAATCCTACTATACTTTGTCCACCTATAATTGATAAATCTGATATTGCTTCTAATGTTTGAGCTTCCATATTAGGTGCAGTGCTTTGAGCCAATTCAGCAATAGAGTTAACAAAATTAATAATAGTATTAGGATATGGATTAAGTCTACTATCTCTATCAGGACTTGGCACCGGAGCTATCGCGGTATAACGAGTTTTTTGTTCAGTAGCTAATTGTGTTCCTACTAAATTATAAATTGAATTTAAATTTGCTGCTTTTAATTGATTATTTTGTAAAATCAATTCTATTTCAGCATTAGCTTGATTTATTAATGCTTCAACATCAGAATCTATATTAATGACGGTTGGCGTTGAAATTAAATCATATAAATTACTGTAAATTGTTTTTAATTGTGCAGTTTGTATATCTACTATATTGTTATATATTTCTTGCCAATAATACGGGAGACCCGACATTGCACCAAAAAAATCAGACATTGTATATGAGCCTGAAGGCCCTGTGCCATTGGCTAGACTATCATATGCTAAATTTCTTAAATTAAGGTCAACTGGTATACTTGTTCCATTAATAAGATTTAACCCTTTAGTAGTTTCAATAGAAAAAACCACTTGTGCAAATTTTTCAATATCAACACCTGTTATATTATTAATTTGTTGCATAGCAACAGAAAATGCACCGGTAGATATGGCTATATCGTCGGGTAATATTCCAATAAGAAACGATCCAAATCCAGGTTCAGCAAGTTGAAATGCACCAGTAGCACTTGGTACAGTAATGGGCGCACCATTTGGATTTATAACACCTATTTGTCTTTGTACTGTAGGAGAGGATAATCTCCCATTAACACTTTCATTTTCGAATATTGGATAATATGTTTTACTATTTGTAGGACCTTGCGTAGTGTTATATACGGGAACAGTCATAGACGTATAACTATTTGGAAATAATTTTTTTATATTGAGCAAGTCTGCTAGTGACTGTAATCCTTTGGTTTTGCAGTTTAATGGAATTAAAATTTCTTCTAAGTCTATTCCTACTATAATTAAAAAAGCTCCGTATATTTTTTGTTCTTGTTCTTTAGTAACACCTGATGCAGTTCCAAGAATAATCTTAGAAATCTCATTCTCAGTTAAGCCACTAGATAATAGGGCTAAGCTAAGACTCTGTGTCAAACTATTATTGATTGTTATTGTTTGTAATAATACAGATGGTACTCCAAATAATGCTATTTTTTGTAAATTAATTGCTCGCCCTGAAGTTATTAAATCTTGACCAAAGGCGGTTGTAGCTAAATTTACACCTGCTATATCTGCACTTATCAAATCACTCATATTACTATAAACTCCTCGTAAGAAGTTATTGGATTGAGAAACTGAGTGGATTGTGGTATTATTTGAATTTATATATCCCGATGCAATCTGAATCGAAGAAGTAAACTCGGTATATTCAGGGGAAGCAGCAAGTGGGATTCCATTCCAATTAAATTCATTCCAAGCTTGGAAAGCAGGTAATCTTATAAATCCCCACTGTGTAATACCAAAGTTAACATTAGATGTATCATATGGATTCCACGTAGCTAATTGACCTGTGTTGGTATTTCCTGCAGTTGAATATCCTGTATTTGCAGGACCGGTCCAATTATAAGTACTTGGTTTAGAATTTCCTAAACATGGTATAGTATTTGATCCAATCGAAATTAATTTATCATACACTGTAGTCGATAACGGTAGTGAGGGATCAAATAATAATCCATATGCTGCGTGAATAGCTTGAGTTAAATTATTTAAGCAGGTATTTGTTACAAGTTTACCAGGTGTATAATCAGTATTATCTTTAGAAGTACCTACATATTGTGACACAATTGGATTTATAGTCAATCCAGTGTTTTGCAACATTGCACCTAGTGAATTAACTCCCAAAGGGGTTTGTGAAGCAACGGTACTCATGGGCAATTTATGTTAGGACTACCCTGAGCTATACTATGACCGCATGTATTTCCGGATCCTACCCTAAGAACAGGTGAACCTTCGGCAATTACAGATGGACTACCTGATGTAGTAGATGCGGCTCTGTGAGGAGGATGAGGTCGTCTACCAAACGGAGCATGAGGGGTCATTTTACTTACGTGCAGGCCAACAGGAATACCGTTAGCAATGACATTCTGAGCTCCTCGTATAATTGCACCACCCGCTTGATTTTTATCTCCTACCCTACTCAAGGCAGCCATATATCACCCTATAATTAATTTTTTAGTTGGTACTTTTATTCCAGTTGTAGCTTCTAAATACTTTAATTTAATATTATCATCAGTTGGAGTAAACATAGAAATACTACTAGTATTTAGTTTATTTTCAGAGTTCTGTTCTGCGGTCATGATAGTTGGAATCATTCCAATCCCATTACTAGTAGTGACCACTGATACTGGTTCAGAAACAGTAATATAACCATACTCATCCAAACCTGAGATTACTTTCGCTACTACTTCATCCCCGTTATTCATCTTGAATGTTAAGACTTCATTGACTGTAAATTGCATTTTTATCCTCGTGTTAATTTTTGTTTAAGTTCTGTAAATCCACCTATATATTCTTCATTAAGAAAAATTTGAGGTACTGATCTAGCAGTTGGTACTGCTTTTAATAAATCTTCTTTATCCCACCCATTACCTATTTTTCTTTCTTCATATGGAATACTATTTTGATTTAGTAATGCCTTTGCTTGATCGCAATAGGCACAATTGTACTTAGACCATATAACTGCTTGCATAATATTATTTTCCTTATAATTGTGGTAATTGGGTATAATCTAATGCTTCAGACATAACTCCAATTACATAATTTGTACTCTCTGTTTCTTGGAGAGCAGACTGTTTTTTGCTAGTGTCACTGTGTTTATTGAACCATGGTATCGGGGTACTTTTTGGTGATGGATTAAGGTACTTGATACCAATTTCTTTAAGAGCATTTGCTGCTGTAAAGTCTACGAAATCTTTTAGAATGTTCGCATTAAGCCCGATCACTGGTCCCATCTTAAACAAATAGGTAGCCCAATCTTTTTCTTCTCTAATAACATCCATATACATATTATATACTTCTTGCTCACATTCTTGTTTTGCTTGAGCAAATCTAGGATCTTCTTTTACTACTTGATTAATCATCCAAGCAGTCCATTCTTTATGCAGCAACTCATCTTGTAAAATCAAACTAATAATGTTTCCATTACCTATAAAGATTTTATTCTCTACCATTGCTAATGATGTAGCAAAACTAACCATGAAACGAAATGCTTCTAGGGCATAGCTAGCATTAAGAGCTAACCAAATAGCTCTAACATGTACTTTATCACTAATTGATTCACCAAGTTCTTTATGGCAGTTGATCATATGCAATTGATCATAATAATTGCCTACACTACTAGCCATGTCCACGATCTCTTTAGTATCATGAATAGTATTGAATACATCCTTAGGTACATTGTAAATGTTACGAATGATATGACTATAACTGCGACTATGAATATTAGTTTCAAAGAAACTCCAATTATACATCAATGCTTCTAATTCAGGTAAGCTAACAACAGGTGTAAAAACCTGTGCTGGTCCACGACCTTGAATGCTATCAAGTGCTGTTTGTCTTAATAAGTTACTAGTAAAGATATGCTTAACCGCATCACTAGCGTCTTTAAAATCATTAGCATCTTTAGATAGACTAATTTCTTCAGGTACCCAAAAGAATCCTCTAGCCGTTTGTTCTATTTTTTGTAATTTATTATACTTAACTTCTTCAAACCGTTGAATTGTAACTGGACCCTCAGGGTCTAGAAACATTTTACGATTGATGTAATCTGTTTTAGTATTTAGGTTATATTGTTGTTTACTCATATTGTTCTTCTATTTTAATTATAATTATCGTCTTTGTCAAGTTCTACCCATGTATGGTCACCTAACCATTTTACCTTACATATATATTCATATTGGATCGGCGCACCTGCGCCCCAATCATTTGGTCCATTATGCGTCAATATCGTGCATTGTTTATACCCGTCATATGCTAACCAATATATCTGTCCATGATATACTTGAAAATTATATTGTGCAGCATGTATGGCATCAGTGATTTCTAGTCTACGTTTAATACCTGCAGCCTGCGTTTGAAGTACCTGCACCAAATCCATAATTCTATTATATTCTTGTTGTGCATACATTCTAGCGACATTTACCATTTGATCTTTCTGTTTTGTTACAGGGATCAAATCAAACTTTGGCCCGCTTGATTCTGTAGGATAAGGCGTGATATTTCTATTGAAAAATTCAACTAAACCTGTACTTAGTTCAGCATCATAGCTTTCTCTGCCTTGTGCCAAATTACTCCTAGCGGTCATTAAAACTTCCCACTTGCTAACACAATTTTACAAATGTGTTCTAACATAGCTTATTATCCTTATAACTTACAGGCCAAACAATCTTCTTCGTTGTCATAGTCAATGGGTTCTAACATAGATGGTGCCTCGTCTGCAACTGCTTTACTACCTGCTTTATTAATCAAACTATAGTAGAAGGTTTTTAGGCCCCAAATATGTGCTTGCATTAGATTCTTAGCTATTAGTGTCGTGGGGACTTTACGATCAGGAAAAAATGCAGGGTTATAGAAAGTATTAGTACTTATGCTTTGATCGACATAAGCAGCCAATACAGCGGCAGTTTTGATGTAACCATCACAGTCTCTTTGATCCCACATTAACTGATATTTATTTTTTAGTTTTTGATATTCAGGGACCACTTGAACAAAAGATCCAGCTTTACTTTCTTTAACAGAAATTAAACTCATTGGCATCTCAATACCATTTGTAGAATTAATAACTACCGATGAAGATTCAACTGGTGCTATAGCCATTAATGTAGCATTGCGAACCCCATATTTTATCATGTTTTCTCTAAGAGTTTCCCAGTCAAGATCAGGAATAAAGCTAGCTAAATCATTAACAGCTTCTGCTCGTAACTCCCAAGGAAATATACCTTTACCATATCTGGTTTTATGACTTTCTTTACATGGGCCGCGTTCTTTGGCTAGTTCAACTGTAGCTTCGGTTAAGTAATAGGCTTGATGTTCCATCCAATCTCTAACATCTTGTAGGGCATCTTTTTCACCATACCTGTATCCGCGTTTAGCATGCCAATACGCTAGGTTAGTTACTCCTATACCCAGTGGTTGAATTTCGTCGTTGCTTAATTTAGACTGGATGGAGAGATAATCTTGATAATCGAGTATATTACAAAGACTACGCTGAAGTATACGGCAAGCACGGCGCATGTCTTCTGGGTTACGGAACGCACCCCAATTGATTGAGCCCAAGGTGCAAAGAGCGATACGACCATTGCTGTCGTCCAAACGTTTAAAGGGTTTAGTAGGAAGTAGAATTTCACAACAAAGATTACTCTGGTAAATAGTATGGTACTCTGGATCAAATGGACCCTGTTTCATAACGTTATCTATGAATACCAAATAGATACGTCCTGTATCTGTGCGTTCTTTTAAGATTCCACTTTTGAATACTTCTTCAGCACTCATAGTTTTTTTACGAAGACCTATTTGATTTTCGTATGTTACATAGAGTTCTTCGAACTTTTCTGTATTTGAGTAGAAGGCTTCGTAGAGGTCGGGTACTTGGTTCGGGTCGAAGAACGTAATATTCTCTTTGTTCTTAAACCTACGCCAGAAGAATGCTGAGAGTACGACACCATAGTCCATATGTCTGACTCGGGTTTCTTCTGTTCCTTGATTATTTTTGAGCACAATAAGGTCATCAAATTGGTGATGCCAGATCGGATAGAACACAGTAGCTGACGCATTTCTAATCCCTCCTTGTGAACAGGATCTAAGATC